CCAAATCGGTTCTTGACCGAAGCCATCCGCAGTAAACCTTGTGACGGATCATAACCTAATGTCAGTATCAAAGCAGGTAATTGACTTACCTTTCCGTGAATGGCTCTTCTAGGTGGAGGCATCATAGGAGAACCATACTCGCTTTGTTCGCTGACGTGATGGAGTACTAAGACGCAAGCCTCTGTCTTACGTGCCATATCGTGCAACTCCATCATAATTGCACGTAGCCCTGCCCACTCATTGTCTGTTTCAGCAGCCACATTCATTAGGTTGTCTATGACGATTAGCTCTGGAGCTATTCCATAGAGTTCAACGTAGGCCTTTATCTCCATCTCAATATCATCAAGAGACGGACTGGAGTCAAAGACCCATTGAATGTGTGATGTCTTAACCAAGTGTGGTGCGTAGTAATTTTGTTGCTTCTCTATGTTGTGTTCCACAGTAACCTGACTGTGGCCCGATAGGTGTGCAGCAGCACGGATCATTACAGTTGCGGTATCAGTATCGGCAGAGAAGAAAAGCGTAGGCACATTTGCTTTGATTGCATAGATCAATGCGAACATTGACTTACCAGCATTAGGTGCTGCAGCTACCATACAGACTTGACCGCGACGAAACTTTATAGATTGCTTAACTAAGTTCTTCCACACATCAGGTAGTGGCGTGGCCTTTGTGGTCACTCCACTCCAAGCGCGGGAAAGTTTAAGCACTATTCTCCTCATTCAAAATTATGTGTCTTGCCCTGCGTATCTTTCGTCTATCACCATCGGTGAGTCCACCCCAGATACCGTGGCGTTCTTTACGAATACCCCACTCAGCACACTCAGTAATGTGCTGGCAACCACGACAGATTGATTTAGCTGATGCAATACTTAGGCGAACCATTTTGCCTTCGTTTTCCTTGTCAGGAAAGAAGAGATCGCCACCTACTTGAGCACATAAAGGAACCTCAAACTCGTGCGGTTCCCGCATCTGCTATGCCCAGATAGTTGCGCACTTATCTACTGCACCCTTTGGTGCAGCACACATCCAGCCCTTCCAAGGGCCACGAGCAGAAGTACCTGTACGGAAACTCATTACACCGTGTTTACAGCTTGGTGCTTGACCTTCAACGACGGTAGGTGCAGCAACAGGTGTTGCATTGAAAGATTGTGCTACTGATTCAGCAGTTGGTTCTGGTACTGATGGTCGTCCACCATTAAGTTCTTTATCAGTAGTCTTGATGAGAGATGAAACCATTGATAGGTCAGTAAGACCTGTCTCTAATTCCTTGATGTCAGTTGCGTATAGATTGATAAGGGTTCCGCTACTTGTCTTGAAGTTAACTTGGAACTTTGTGTTTTCGTTTGCAGCCATTTACTTTCCTCCAGATTGTTTGATTGTTAACCGTAATGAATCTGCACCTTGCTTAGTTGGTACAAAGCCAAGTTTAGCAAGTACTTCATCTTTGTCTACTGATGTAGGTCCAGCTATCTTGTTCCAACGAACTTGGATACCTGTATCTGTAACTCCAGCAATACCTTCAAGAGCAGACTTTAGTGAATCTTTTTCCTTTGTCAACTCTTTGATCTTCTCGTCTAACTGTAAGTATTTCATCGCATTGGTTGAGGCATCCTTGTCTTGGATTAACACCTCTTCACTAGCGATACGTTCTTTTTTTAGACCAACGCATCCTAACTGCCCACTTGCGTCATAGAACTTGCAATAGAACTTGCAGTAGTTTTCTTCTCGCTCTGGCTCTGGTGCTACCTCTGATGCCTTGATAGCTTCCAACCAAGACAATGCTTCTAACGCCATCGCTTCGTTGTAATCTTCTGTGTGTACCTTGACATCTCGCTCATCACCATCACGTGCTATAGCAACTAAAGATACACGCTTTACATTGTGACCATTCTTAGCCAGTAGATAACCGTAGGTCTGTACTTGCCAACGCTGTTGTGTTGATGGGAAGTATAAAAGGTTCTTTACCTTGCTAGTCTTCCAATCAATCACATCGCCAGTGCCTGGTACGTAACAGTCAATGTGTGCTTTCATTCCATTGTACTCAACTGCAGTTTCAATAAGAACATCTTTGTTATCTGATAACGCTTCTTCGATAGCAGCGTGGATAGCAGTACCCATAATTGCAGCAAGCTTCATCTCATTGTCGTTAGTCTCTGGTTGATCGTTAAGTCTGTACCAGACCTTGCGACGACAGCCACCTAACTCTGATGGACCAATTTGCACCTGTGTAGATCGTGAACGCTTCGCATCACCTGCACGTAGTGCAGTGAGTAGTAGTTCTTTAGGATCAGTAATTATGGCCCATCTCCTTAATCTCTTCTTTTGAAATTACACCCATCATTACCCAAGAATCAATGAGTTCGTTAGAACATATCTTGACATCTATTGAGTACATATTGTTGCAGTCTTCACAGCGCCAAAACATATCAGCAAATATATACTCTAACTTCCTATCTGCTTTCATCCTAACTCCCTAATTATTTCAATTGCTTGATTGCGACCATTAGTAATTCCTCGTATGTAAGCAGAAGGCTTACCAGTTTCAATCTCTTTGAATTCATCTTGAGGTATGTGATAGGCAGCATCTTGTATTGCTTTAATAAGATCAGTGAGCATTCTTGCCCCTTGTTATCATAATTGCAAGGAATAAAGCATTGCAATAGCCATTATAGAAATTGTAATATTCTGAGTCTTTATCTTTAGCAAGATCTAAGCATCGTTCTCTTACTTCTTCAAGTTCTTGTGCAATTACTTCTCGCATTGCCATCGGATTAAATGAATGTGTCAGTTGTGCTGACTGCCAGCCCATCCTATGAAAGTATTTAGCAGCGTACTCATCTGTCATTTGCATTAGAACTCAAACCCTGCATACCAGAATAATAAATTAAAAGTTACGTGGTACTTATCAATATCAAAACCTAAACTGATACCACTATTGCGTCCCCAGTAAAACCAGAATTTACCTATCTTCTTTTCCATAATTACATCCTCTCCTGTACCACCAACTGTAAAGGCTTACCTGTATTAGCGTCAAGAACCGAAGCGATCTCAACGGCTTTACGGGCGTGTCTCTTTGCGTAGGCTAGGTCCAAATCAGGCTTGATAGCTGAATACAGATAGCCAAGAGCAAGCTGACCACCAGAACCAATGCCATACGTTCCGTGATTGCTTTGGAAAAAAGAGAGATCACAAGCAATACGAAAGATATTGCCGTTAAAAGCAATGAGATAATCGAAGCCACCATCTTTGTCCACCTTGTTATAGTCGTAGTTGTTATCGCTAAACGCTTCATTGATACTTGGGATAATCTTCTTACCCATAAATTGCGCTGGGTCCTCACCTCGATAGAGTGGAGGCTTCCAGTTATAGGCAAGGATATCTCCTGGTCTAGTATCACCTGAGATTCCAATGAGATACTTACCCACCTCAATAATCTTTGGAGTTGAGGTAGCAAGAGTGACTAAGTTATCTTCTGTGATCTGGCTATCAGCTACTAGAACAGCGTAGTCAATTCCTTCTACTCCAACGATTGTGGTCATTGGGCAAGGCTACACCTAACGGCGTGTCGTCGCGTTAGCGACACCAACTATGGCTACCATATGAGCCGTGAGGCGAATTACTGAAGCAGGGAGCGAAGCTCCTAGCCGTCCGTCTGTGTGGTTCCGTCTACTCACCCTGCCTAGACTATGGTCTAAACATACCCTTCCTAAGCCCTTCGGGGCCGATTTGCGGGGTTTAGGACCCATCCACGTATGTACTTGTGGGTCGCAGGTTTTTAACGTGATGTGTACCTTTGAAGAATATGAGATTGTCTGGTACTTCCTTGATGCTACCTGTGTTAACTGTGGCAATCTAGTGACAGTTCCTTGTCCAGTTGATGCTCCGTAAAATGGCATAAAAAAAGAAGCCCACCCCTTTCGGGGTGAGCCTCTTTGCCTCGCAGTTACTTCTTATTCAGAGCCGCGACCAAAGTCTGTTGACTTAGGGTCAAGCCACTTCAATACTGGACCTGCTACTGCAGATACTCCAGCCATCGCTAGTGCCTTTGGATCGGTTACGCCTGCTAAGTACAGAGCTAGCACGGATGCTACTGCTGCACGAAGATATGATGCGAGTACTGCTTTTGTTGTTGCGTTCATAGTTTCCTCCTATGGGGTTAGGACTTTGCACCGTGCAATTTGCAACAGGTACAAACTTCGGTCTTATATGCCTTCTTGACTGGTACTGGTTTTATATTGGCAATGATCTGATTGACAACCTTTGGTTGATTCATCCACCAGAACCAAGGGCTGGTGTCATTACCCATACCATCATTGATAGAGATATGTAAATGCTTAGTGTGCTTGTTGCTGCCAGTATAAATTCTATTGCCTTGCTTAGCCTTTTCTCTGGACCAGATCTTTCCCTGGAATATCAGGTACTTAACTCTCTTGTCTTCTTTTAGCTTCTCAAAGATATCAACGCAATCAATTCCATTAACAGGATCGTGTGTTAGATCTACTGCGTAACCTGTGTTGTGGTCTGAATCAGGATTCTGATTGATGTGAGCTGCTGATGGTAGTAAACCATCCGAGGCTTTCTTGCGGGAAGGCTTGATCGCTGTGGCTTGTCGAAGGACAGCAATAGCGGCAGGTGTGGCTTGCTTTACAAGTTTCTTCATTCATTCTTCCCCTTTTGTAGCATCATCTGATAGAGAATCTCTACCTTAGTTTCTAATCTTGTGACGGAATCTTTGAGGCTTGACCCACTATTGGGTTTGAGTTCGTTGAGGTAATGCTTTACTAGCCAGCGCACTGCGCCAACAAAACCACCAATGATTGTCATTACTGCAACAGCTACTGTTGCGTAGTCTTGTGCCTGCATTAGACCGTCCTAATGGTTACTAAGAGCACTCCGCCGTAGCCAGAGAAGCGCTTATCTGATGGTGTGTTGTTTCTGAAGTCAAGCTCTTCGATAAGTCCGATGTAAGACTCACCAGTTCTAAAGTCTTCAACACGGATTGTGTCACCAATATTTTCTACAGATTCAAGTTGTGACATACGCTGATAAGCTGCACCTTCGTAGCCAACCTCAACTCCGAAGTGATCTGATTCGTGGTCAAAGCAAGACAATGGATACTGGATTAGTCGCTGACGTGGGATAGCAGGTAAGGCCTTAACCTGGTA